GGTGCTGGGCTTCCGTGTAATATATACTCGTCTCTTACAACTACTCTTTTAAATCCATCGATGTTTTGCCATACAGTTTGCTCGTTTGTAAACTGTTCAGGTTCACCAAATGTTTTTTCCAGGTACTGACTATACTCAACTGGGTAATCATGGTCCCAGTTATCATAACTTACTTCCTGTTCTTCTTTAATTGACTGTTTAAATTCCATAAATCTCATTTTAATCTCTCCGACAATTGGCTAAACCAATCTGTAGTTCCTACCTCTGTATAAACTGATTCAGGAAGTGTTAGGTTTTCTTTAGCAAAATACTCTTTAACGTCTGCTGTTAGTGCATTATAGTCCGGTCTGCCTTTAAGTTTAGCATTAATGCTTTCAACACTGTCTAAATCACTACGGTTAGCACCTTTGCCTAGTAAAATCTCTGCAATTTGATTAGGATTCTTAGATATCACATCGTTTGTTTCTCTGTTAATCAAACCATCTTTGGGAGACCATTTCATATTTTGTGCTTTGGCTATTGATGCTATAAAGATAGCACGGTGAACGCCTTTATAAGGAGTATCGTCACCGGCACCCTTCATTGTAAACTTCATCCACTCAGGGTCACCAAACATTAAATCTGTTTGCACATACCCTTGCTCGGGATCGCCATTAATAGGTGTTTTAAGATGAACATTTATGCCTGATTTAGCAACCCATTGTCTAACATTGTCGTCAGGATGGTTCTGTTGTGCCCATGCAGCTAATTTATTGTATAACTCGCCCTTGTCAACTTCTTCTTGATTAACAGCAATATCCATGTCGCCTGATGTTGCACGAATGCCTGTTGAACCTAGTTTAAAATCTTTGTGCGGTATTCCAGTAATAGCCTCAACCCATGCTAGTGTGGGATCTACGTCGGCTTTATTAATGCGTTGTGTGACTGGAGTTCCGTCTTCATCTTTAAAGATGTTTCCGCCTTCTGATACTACTTGTCTAGTCATTACTGTCTGCCTTCTTGCACCCTCGCTTAAACTTCTTACCGTCTCTACTACGTATACTATTAAGAAGTCTACGCTCTAAATCTCCAGCAGTGTCAACGTCATAGTTACTATGTATATTTTCAATTAGATTAATTGCACTTTCAATAATATGGCCGCCTCTATTTTCAATTTCATGCTTGCGATCACGTTCGATTATTATTGAATTAAGTTCGTCTAAAATGCTGCGAGTTTGTCGTTTCATATACTTTAGTTCCATACTTTCTACTATTTATATGTTAAATACAGTATAGCAGGAGGAGAAGTTTTATGCAATCTACCACTAGAGAATTAGCAATACACTACGCTAAATTAAGTTCTTATGCGTACATGGACGCTGATTCAGCGTCGTCGCTTTGTAGACAATTGGGGTATTCAAAGGCTAAACTAATCAGTAACGGAAGTGCGCAATGCATGATCTTTACTAATGAACAAGACATCGTAGTGGCATTTAGAGGCACTGAACCTACACAACTTAAAGATGTTCTTGCAGACGTTAAAGCATGGAAGCATCGTAGTAAACATGCTGGATGGGTTCATGACGGATTTTATGACGAAGTTAAAAAAGTATGGGACGAAGTAGTTGCATGTATCAATGCTGAACCAACTAAGAAACTTTACATTTGCGGCCATAGTTTGGGAGGCGGAATGTCAATGATTGCGGCAGCGAGGCTACAAGATCGTGTAGAAGCTGTTTATACATACGGTTGCCCAAGAACAGGTGACAAAGTTTGGCGGTCTAATTGTAGTTTTGTCCATTATAGATTTGTTAACTGTAACGACGTTGTTCCTAAAGTTCCATTAAAGATCATGGGATTCAAGCACTACGGTAGCTTGCAATATCTTAACCACTACGGTGAATTTAGAAACGCAAAATTTTGGCAAAGAACAAAAGATCAATTCCGTGCTAGATTTTCTAATTGGTGCAAGTTTAAGTTCTTTGATGGATTAACTGATCATGTTATTCATAGTTACTTGGGTAAACTTGAACATCCTAATTTTGGATGGGACTCTGCAATAAGCAACGATAAAGCTAGCGACGACAAAGACTAATCTAATACGACCAAATAGCGTGAAGACTGTACCGATTAAATTCTGCAGGTACTGAATTAGGCAACCAATGCGGTATGCCTATTAGGTTGTCACTAATATATCCTGCATTGGTGTTTGGATTAGTATGGACTAAATTGCCGTCGTATTCAAATATAGTTGATAGAGTTGGTAAGTTCTGAATATAAACTTGTAATGATGTCTGTATTACAGGATTATCTGTGTGTCGTTTAATAGTATAGCCTTGGGTATCTTTCCATAAATTTACTCCTCCAAAAACTAAGTTATCTCGTTTTATTAACCTAGAGATTTCTGGAGTAACGTTTTCTAATATGGTATGCGTTTCTTCGACTATACAATCGTAACGCCAGGCTATCTTTTCCCGGTTTGCTATAACGGTTTTATTATCTGCTGTTAACTGTGGTTCCCAATCATCAGCGGCGATGCAAAACTTTAATAATTTTTCTATAATCTGATCAGTAAAGACATCTTCAATTAATATTAATCCATTATGATCAATGCTTAAAGACGCTAACATACTTTTTAAATGCATGGATCCAAACTTAATTAGATCTTGATCTATCATACCGGAGTCCTATCTAAATCACTGGTTACACAATGTAATCCTCCGTCCCAAAACATCTTGTGTCTATAAGGCACAACGTGCGGGGTAATACCGTGACTTTCTAATACACGAAATAATCTAGGATCTTCTGTGCTACAAAAAACATTTCTTGGATCTACAATTAACATATTAACGTCGAAACAACTTTCTTGAACTTCTCCTACCCAGTTTGACAAATATGTTTCTATATAGTTTTGAAATCCCAAACTAGACAACTGTTCTGGTATCCACCACTTGCCAATAGATGCTGCTTTAGATTTACCAAATTCCTTTACCACTGTTGGTCTTACAGTAAATATTTCATGATCAGGAAATATATGGTTAACCTTTATATTAGACCTAGTAATAATAAGATCAGGACTCACAATACATAAACGGCCATCTAGATGTCCGTGTGATTCTATTAATGTAACTTGTTTGTTAGGAAAAAGTGTAGCTAACTTATCTGTTACCCAGGGATCGCCTGACTTCCAATTTCCCACATATAAATCATCTCCGATTCGTTGTACCATTGCGCTGTCGACATTGTGATCATATATAATCTCGTTTCCTAATTTACGTGCTAAACTTTCTAACTCAGTTAGCCAGGTATGATCCAAATAAAACAAGTCTTCTATACTAAAATTGTCATAGCCAGATATTGTACCATTACGAAGCAAATCTACAGGCGGTACCTCTGGCCAGTCCTCTCCCCGAAGGGTGTTCCATAACTCATTTGCGTTAGGGGTTGGCATGAAAACTTTGTCGTCTATTACGGCAGTATAATCTCTGGGTGTTAATGGTGCTGGTAATATCTTTTTTCCATATTTTACATCCAAATAATTATCTGTAACACTGGGACGAATAACTGTAACATCAAATTTACGTAATTGGTTACATAGATTTGCCAGGTCTTCTTCTGTTTGTTCTGCAATAACACACATGGACTTCCTAACGGCCGGGTCTTTTACAAAACTATAGAAGTCAGGCCCGTATGTACGGCCTACAATGCATGTCTTTAATTTATCCCAGTGATTGTATACGTTAAGCATGTTTAACTAACAACGGAGTAATGCAATGCAACCCAGTATTATCTTGTTTAGGATTATGCACACAATGAACAAATTTAGTTTGCTTTAAGTTTAATTTTTCGCATATGTCTTTATTTAATGCACCGTATGTGTTCCAACCATAATCTCTATCTATATGATTCATTAAAAATGATCCGCAACTGAATAAATTGGTATTAATATCAGATTTATAATAATGATTAAGGATAGTAATCCCATCCATTGTGCGTTGTCTACTCCAGCGTAACCCAACACGATTCCAATTTAAACTAAGTTTAGTCATGCTTATACCAAAACTCTGTATACGCGGATGAGTTAAATCAATAGCAATATCACGTGCCATTATCGTCCATGCAAAATCTAGATGTAAGTTAATATTGCGATCTTCTGCAATGCGCAATAATTCGTTCCATTCCCAGCGTATTTCGCCTGTGATAAAGTCTGGCAGTGTAATAATCATTGGCTTGTTAGGCTCTAGCTCTTCAAGCTCTACACCATGCTTACCCATTAGTCCGTAATAAGCATATTCTCTATTAAGTATTTGAAAGCCATCCCAGCCATATTTTAACACAAAACTTTCAATAAACTGTGTATTGCCGCAGGTAACATCAACATAAGGAAATTGTCCAGTGCCATGAAGATCAACTAACTTAGAACCGAGAAACCATTCCTGTGCTTGCGGAACATATTCTTTCCAAGTTATGTGTGCATGGGTATCTTGAAACCATTTATCCTTGAGACTTAAGATATATTTGTCAGAAACAGTTTGGATCTTTGGTGTTACTTTATTAATATCGTACATTATCGGCACCAATCTATTACGTAATTGTAAAAAGGGCTAGTAAATGGTAATCTCCATGTACAGTTATGTCCAAATAGCAATTCAGCTTCTATGTATTTTTCCAAATCTTCACCCGCTTCACGTTGTTGCGTGGCCCAGGGTTCTGGCCAGTAATTTTCGTTGTAACTTTTAATCCAAAGTATATTTCTAATATCTATCCCGTCTACAACTACTTGTTTTAGTTCTACAGTTTGCTCTGGGCATCTATTTGTTTTTCCAGTACGTTCTATTCGTAATACATGGTCGCTAAAATTACACTCGTGCCAAAATTTACAATGCTCTTCGTTTTGAGTTACCATTTTAAGATCGTCGTCAACATAGATACGAATATCTGGCAGAATATCGTCATATGTATATTTAAATTTAAGCTGGAACTCTATGTTCTCCATTATAGTTTAGTTATTCTGCTTTAACCCAGCAAGCATGTTTTTAAGTTTACTGCTTTGCACAGTTGCAGTAACCTTGCTCTCGTCTGTATTGCCGGTTGCCGGGCTGCTCTTAATTTGATCCATGATGTTTCCTTGTGGGCGATTGTCAGTGCCGTCATCAGGCAAGTCTGTCATACGCATTGTGTCAATATTGTAATCTAAATCTATTTTCATACCAACACCAGTACTACTACGTGACTTCATACATTGTATCTGATAACGACCACGTTCACGCATTGCACGACTTGTAAAGATACCGAACACGTTATCAGCAGTGTTAATTTTACTTATGCCGCCACTAATATGGCTATGGTCAAACTCAATCTCTTCCACTGCGCTCCGGTTTAACTGACTCGCTGTTACCATTAGGATATCAAGTTCTTTTGCTAGGTTGCGCAATTCTTCACTGACATACTTGTCTTTAACAAACAAGTCATTGGGACTTACCTTGGCACTAACTGGCATTAACAAATCTAAATAATCAACCATAACAAAGTCAATTGGCATTCCTGTTTGTACTTGCACTTCTTTTAAGTATGCACGTATGTCATTAATGTTGCTTTGTGCTGACAATGCCTTAACACGATACTTTCCAGACTTTTTGCCTACCATCTTAACTTTCATAGTAGTTGTATCCATGTCCCTGCGGATATCTTTTGTACTCATATTGGATAGCATTGCATCTGTGCGCAAACTAGTTAGTGCTTCACTAAGTTCTAACGAAATATATACACCACTAAGTCCTTGTAGTACCCAGTTAAGAGCAATGTTCATTAATACTAAACTCTTGCCTGATCCTGATCCACCTGCAAAGATGTTAAGTTCGCCTTTGCTAAATCCACCATACAATATCCTATCCATGGCAGTCCAACCAGTGCTTACCTGGCCACCACTGTTGTAGTAAGCATCAATGCGAGTCTTGGGATCATGGAAGTAATCTGTTCCCATGTCTCTGGTTAAGCTAATTTGTACCGCATCTTTAATTAGTTTCTCAACTGGGTCATACTCGCCTTTCTCTAACATGTCTGCACTTTTAAGGATTGCACGTTCTAGTTCTTGGCGCTTTGTAAAACTCTCAAACTCCATCATAAACCAATCATTATGGCCATCTAACATATCAGGGATAGGCTTTAACTCTACACCTACGGTTGCCTTAACCATTTCATAGGTAGGCAATGTGGCATGCTTTGTGCTATGCTCTGCGATAAATGTTGCTGTCTCTTTAAGACTTCTATCAAAGTTTTCTGGATTAAAGATGTTTTGCACTCTGACATAATTCTGTGCATCCTGCATCATCATTTCTAAGAATAACTTCTGTAAGTCTGCAGAATACTCTTTAGCCATTAACTTTCCTCACATTTTCCACAGTTAAAGATACAATAATCTGGTCTAGTAATCTGTATTGTAGCATAGAAACTATCAAACATGCTAATTTGATCACTTAATTTACTAGTTTTAATATTATAAGCCTCTTTATTCTTATGCCATTGACTCTTATAATGAAAGTCAAAGTGTTTGCTATAACAGCATGGCGAATAGTATCCGTCACTGCTAATAAAATGCATTATGTTATTCTTACATTTAGGATCTATAATAAAATCTCTTGATGTAGTAGTTTCGAAGCTTCTTTTTACAATATCCTTGGCACTTACTAACGATTCTATCGTAGGCCGTTGGGTGTCAATACTCTCGTCTTTGTCATTCCATCTGTCACTAGGATCAACTTTAAACTCGTCTATTCCTAATTTATTTGATAGTAACCGTGTAGATTCTATATCATTTTCATTAAACTTAAATGGGATATATTTCCATACTACTCTTGCTGGGCCTAATACGCATTCGTCTATACCAACCCGAATGCTAGACCAATCTCCGTTAATACGATAACGTGTAAAGTTATCTGGAGTACCGTCAATGCTAAATGTTACTGTGTCTTTGTCGTCTAGTATCTCATTAAGTTGTATCCACCATGATTTGCTTTTACGGCTGCCATTGGTAGTAATTTTAACAGAGTTAGCAACTAGTTTACTTACTTTTACTAACTCTAAAAAGTTGGCATGGTATATTGGATCTCCTAAGTTACCACAAAAGAGAATATTATCTATGTCGACATCAATAAAAGTTTTAAAATCTTTAACATCAAGGTCGTTAATAGGCAATGCCTTTTTACCAAATTTAGATAATAACTCTGTCCTTTCACATCTCGGACAGGCCAATGTACATCTACTCGTTGGTTCTACATGTAAACTAACCAAGGCGTTTCCTCATCAAATTAATTTTTAATCTATTAGTTTGTTTAGCATCAATAATACTCTTTAACGTAAACAAACGACCGTATCGTATAACAGCGGCATTAATGTCTTTAACATCAGCCTCCCACTCTGGGAAACTAACACTCCATCCATACTCTAGTGCATCGTCTATTAACTTTTGTCCTGCTTTGTCTCTGTCAGGTACCAACACAATTTCCCTGCCCAGTGTATCAATAATTTGTGCCTGGGTGTCATTGCATCTATTGGTAAGTGTAGCAACACCACCAATAGTGAGCGCATCGATAATTCCTTCACATACAACACTAAACTTTCCTCCTGGGATTTGTCTGTCTATTCCGTAAACGTAGTTGCTCTCATAGTTATTAAAGTATTTGGGTTTGGTCTCATTATCTGCAGCTCTTGCTGTTGAGCCTATAACACGCCCTTGCCAAGTACAAGGAATAATGATACGCTTATACATTCTAGCAGGTTTAGTATTACTCCACAATAACTCTTTTACTGGCATCTGTCTTTGTTGTGCATATTCCAGTAACTCTGCTGGGCCTTGTGTTAATGGCACACAATCTTGAGGTAGTTCACGCTCTGGAAACTCAATAGTAAACTCAGGCTCTTGTACTTCCTCCTCTATTACAACAGTATCTTTAATACGCAGAGCTTCAACTACTGCCCGTTGTCGTTCATTTTCGTCTACGCCCAACCAATCTAATAGTTTACGGAACTTGTAACTAATATGTCTTCCGGGTTTCCAACCAGTCTTGTATCCACAGTTAAAACAATGGTAACTAATACCCTCGCCATCAGTAATAACACCGCCTCTGCCTTTCTTATCATAACTTTCGCCATTATGCGGACAGCAAGGCGCATTAAAACTTGACCAACCGCTTGGGCCACGCTTATGCCTGGGAAGGTTGTCAAAGACTGTTTGTTGTATAGAATTCATAGACTAATTCTAACTGGGGATATGTTGTTCATAAGATTATAGTTTAATAACGCAATATTGTCAACCGTTCCGTATACAAGAACTCCGTACATGTCTTCTATCGACCATTTTTTAATACCCCAATGTCTACACCAATCATTTTCGTATAATTTCCACCATTCGTTAAACCCATTATCATCAATGTTGTCTAATAGATCTATATCCTGCATGGCTACACAAAGCACAGGGTTAAAATTATCCCAGGGTTTGGCTAGTTCGCAAATACGCTTAATGTTATTAGGCTCACTATCCTTCCAATATTGGCAAGGAGGTTTTCCTAGTTCTGCCCACTGTGTAAACACATCACCAGCGTTTATCTTAGTAGTCAAATCAGTATACAAGTCTTTATTAATTTTTTTTATTAATGGACCAGCCTGCTCGCGCCAATCTTGTCGATATATACTAGAAATCTTTGGATTTTTTTGTTCACATATATGTATATGCTCGTGGAAGTCTAACCATGTTGGGTTTCCGTTATAGTTATCTTCATATATTTTATGTATTAGGTTATAGTAAGTTTGATCTAATCTTAAACATCGTGATATGTCTATGTCTATATCTAAAAGTTTACCAAAATGTGCTAACTTATCCACTAAACTTTTAAAACTGTGTTGTGATGTATAGCTGGGATAGTCCCAGGCTTTAAAAGGAATATCAATATGCTGAAGATGCCGATATATCTTATGTACTTCAGACCAGGCTAGGCAGTCACGAGTTTTAATTAATATACTAGATTTATCATTAAATAGCAATTCCATATTAATATTATAGCAGGTTTATTGCCTGAGTTGCAAGATATTTCTGCTCGTTACGAGCTTGATTAAGCAAATCCATACCGCATTGATAATTAAGTTCACACCGTACTGGGTCAATATCCACACTTGTTAACT